GCGCGCTGGTCGAGGAGGCGAGCGAGGTGGGGGCGGAGCGGGCGCTGCGGCTGCTGGGGCTCTCGGACGCGAACGCGCGGCGCGACATGGACGAGCTGCGCGAGGTGCTGCAGGCGTGGCGGGACGCCAAGAAGAGCGCGTGGAGCGCGGTGGTGACCTGGGTGGTGCGGATCGGCCTGGCGCTGCTGGTGGCGGGGATGGCGGTGAAGATGGGCTTTCTCGACAGGCTGGCGGCCTGAACGCGCCTTGCAGGGGCCTCTCGCGGGCGCCCCTCGACTGCGCTCGGGACGAGCGGAAGCTTGGGAGGTTTGCCTATGAGGTTCGCGGGTTATGCGGCGGTGTTCGACCGCGTGGACCGCGGCGGGGACGTGGTGCGGCGGGGGGCGTTCCGGCGCCTGCCGGCGGCGGTGCCGGTGCTCTGGGAGCATAAGGGGGCGGCGATCGGGCGCGTGGAATATCTGCGCGAGGATGCGCGGGGGCTGCGGGTGATCGGCCGGATCAGCGATCCCCGGGCGGCGGCGCTGGTGCGGGACGCGGCGGTGAAGGGGTTGAGCTTTGGGTATCGAATTCTGTCGATGGCGCGTCGAGACGGCGCGCGACGGTTCGCTCGAGATGAGCGGATGGAGGGCGCGGCGGTCAGGGAGCTGACGGAGCTGGAGCTGGTGGAGGTGAGCCTGGTGAGCTTCCCGATGCAGCCGCTGGCGACGGTACATGCGGTGGAGGCCAGCACATGATGCATATTGCATTGTGCATCTGATGCACTATCTCACGATTATTCCACGCCTGCGGTACATCCGCAGGTCCCCACGGGTTTCGGCCCGTGGGTTTTTTATTGGCTGGCGGCCGCGCGCTGGTTATCGCTCCCGCGGATGAAGAAGCGGGCAGCATTCTACGTTGACGGCTTCAACCTCTACCATTCGATCAGCAACCTTGGGCAGCCGCGACTGAAGTGGCTCTGGCTGTGGTCGCTCGCCACCATGTTGATTCCGAGCCGGGACGAGGAAGTCAGTTCGGTCGTGTACTTCTCCGCGCTCGCGGCCCGTCGGGGCGCGGCATCTGTAGGCAGGCACCGGACCTACATCTCGGCCTTGAAGGCAGAAGGTGTCGAGGTCGTGCTGGGCCGCTTCAAGGACCAGCCGCGACGATGCTTTCGATGCGGCAATCAGTGGATGCACCCGGAGGAGAAGGAGACGGACGTCAACATTGCCGTGCGCCTGGTCGCGGATGCTTATGAAGATCGCTACGATGTCTGCTACCTCATTTCCGCCGATACGGACTTGGTTCCGCCGCTGTCGCTGATCAAGCAACGATGTAGCGGCAAGGAGATCGTCGCAGTCTCACCTCCGGCACGACCGCACGGTCAGCATATTCGCAGCATTGCCCATCGGGCTCTGAAGCTTAACGTCGGTCAGATCGCGCGCTGCAGGTTGCCGGACCAGATCAGCAGCGGGGGCAGAACCATCATGTGCCCACCGCATTACATGTAGAGCTTTTGAGATCGCCGCTTTCGCGGGGATGACGGTGTTGGTGGGGCGCTTCGGCGCCCCTTTTTCCTTTTTGGAGCGGGAGAAGATGGATGACTGAGATGGTTGCGGGTGATGGGCTGGAGGCTTCGTTCGAGGCGATCGAGCGGGGGCATGTCGAGGCGGAAGGGCTCAGGGCCGAGGTGGCGCAACTGCGGGCGCGGTTGGCGGTAACGGAGCGGCCGTTGTTGAGCGGGGCCAAGTCGCAAAGTTCGCCGTTCGTGGAGCGGTATCTGCGGCGCGGGCTTGAGCATGGAGTCGAATTGAAGGCGATGTCGGGGGTGTCCGATCCGGCCGGCGGCTATGCGGTGCCGGAGGAGATCGACGCGGCGATCGAGCGGACCTTGTCCGCGATCTCGCCGATCCGGGCGATCGCCACGGTCGTCAAGGTGGGCTCGGCCGGCTATCGCAAGCTGGTGACCTCGGGCGGCACGCCGTCGGGCTGGGCGAGCGAAACGGGCGCGCGGGCCGAGACCGATACGCCGACCTTCCATGAAGTCGCGCCGCCTTCGGGCGAGCTGTACGCCAATCCGGCGGCGAGCCAGGCGATGCTGGACGATGCGGCCTTCGACGTCGAGGCGTGGCTCGCCGAGGAAATTGCGCGGGAATTTGCGCGGGCCGAGGGCGCGGCGTTCGTGGCGGGCAACGGCATCAACAAGCCCAGGGGCTTCCTCAGCGCGCTGTCCACCGACGAGGCGGACGGGGTGCGCGCGTTCGGGACGCTGCAATTCCTGAAGACGGGCGTCGCTGGCGGGTTTCCGGCGACCAATCCCCAGGACACATTGATCGACCTCGTCCAGGCGCTGCGCTCGCCCTATCGGCAGGGCGCGGTGTTCGTGATGAATTCGGCGACGGCGGCGCGGATCAGGAAGTTCAAGACCAGCGACGGCGCGTTCCTGTGGCAGCCGGGGCTGGTGGCGAACCAGCCTGACACGTTGCTGGGCTATCCGGTGGTCGAGGCCGAGGACATGCCGGACGTGGGCACGGACACGCTGTCGATCGCGTTCGGGAACTTCAAGGCGGGCTATCTGATCGCGGAGCGGACCGAGACGCAGATCCTGCGCGACCCGTTCACCAACAAGCCATTCGTGCACTTCTACGCGACGCGGCGCGTGGGCGGCGAGGTGATGAATTCGGAGGCGATCAAGGTCCTGAAGTTCAGCGCATAAGGGAAGAGAGGTTCACGCGAAGGCACGAAGGCGCGAAGGCGTTGAGGCAGGCCATCGCTCTGTTTCTTCTTAGCGGCTTCGCGCCTTCGCGTGAACCAATTTCCCGCGCCTGCGGCGCGCTTCTGCTGCGCTGCCGGACGGCAGCGCGTCCCCTCACCAAGCTGCGCTGGCCGCTGACGCGGCAAGCTTCGCTATCCTCTCCCCCAAGGGGGGAGGAGGAGGTTGCTCATGGCCTTGTTCTTTGCCGATTTGGTTCGGGAATATTCCACCTCCACGGGAGCGGGCGACTTTGTGCTGGCGGGCGCGGTGGCGGGGCACCGCGGCTTTGCGGGAACGGTGCCGGCCGGGGCGCGATTCCACTACGCGATTGCAGGCGTCACCCGTCCGGAGGAGTGGGAGACGGGCGAGGGCGAGCTGGGGAGCGGCGGGACGCTGGTGCGCGCGCCCCTCTCCTCGTCGGCGGGCGGGGCGCTGGTCGGCTTTTCGGCGGGGCTGAAGACGGTGTCGCTGACGGTGACCGCGGCGTGGTTTTCCGCACGGGAGGACGTGGCGGCGCATCACCACGATGCGGCTTATCAGGCCAGGGACGCCGAGCTCGATGCGCTGGCGGGGCTGACCGGCGCGGCCGACCAGGTGGCTTATTTCACGGGGCCGGGCGCGGCGGCGCTGACGCCGCTCACCGCCTTCGGGCGCGCGCTCGTCGACGATACGGACGCGGCGGCGGCGCGGGCGACATTGGGCCTGGGCGACGCGGCGGTGAAGGCGGTGGGCACGGCGGGCGACGCGGTGCCGCTGCTGAGCGGCGGGGCGGCGAGCTGGGCGGCGGGGGCGAGCTTCGGCGGACCGGTGTCGATCGCTGGCGCGGCTTATGCCACCAACATCGTCCGTTCGACCGGCATCACCCCTCCGATCGGCGGGGGTCCCGGCGCGGAGATGTTCACCTACATCGGCGCGGCTTATTTCGGCGGCTACGACCGGGACGCCGCGGCGTGGATACCGGCGGTGGTCCAGGGGGCGACCATCTCGATCAACCCCGAGGGAAACACGGTCGCCAGGTTCGGGCCCGCCGCGGTGACTGTCACGGGGATGGTGACGGCGACCGGCGCGGCTGGCGGCTATCAGGTGGACGGCCGCGACGGGACGACGCCGTGGGTCATCTACAACAATGCCGGCGCGATGCGGCTGGGCCAGGCCGGCGCCGACAAGCTGACGCTCGACGCGGGCGGCAATCTGGGCGCTGCCGGCGAGGTGCGGTGCGGATCGCTGCGGATCGACGCGGCCCCGGCGGCGGCGGCGGGCGGCGCGACCCACAAGCTGCCGGTGAGCCTCAACGGCACGACTTATTATCTGCTGCTGAGCAGCAGCTGAAGCGCGGGCGGGGGGCGGGCCGATGATTGCAGGAGGAGCGATCGGCGGCGCGGCGATCGCGGCGGCGGGGCCGCTGCCGCGCGCGCCGGCCGGGCAGTTGCGCCCGCGCCCCGGCGGCGGAGCGGCAGCGCCCGAGCGGGAAGCCGCCACGCGGATTGCGGGCGAGACCAGGGCGGCGGCGGCTCCGCGGCCCTAAGCGCATCAACTTCGAAGAAAGGGCGGGGCGGTGGAGCTTTACCTCAAGGATCCCGAGGCGGTGGTTGGTTATTCGATCGACTGGGGGTTTGCCTATCTCGGGCCGCTGGCGATCGCGGCGAGCCAGTGGGAGATCAGCCCGGCCGAGGCGGGCGGGCTGATCCCGGCGGCGCAGGCGCATGACCTCCGATCGACGTCGGTGTCGGTGAGCGGCGGCGTGATCGGCCATGTCTACCGGCTGGCGAACAAGGTGACGCTGAGCGACGGCAGCAGCGAAGTGCGATCGATCTGCCTCAGGGTGGAGGAACGGTGATGGCGAGCTTGGCGATCGAGACCGGGCCGGCCGCCGTGGCGGTGCAGGAGGTGAAGGCGTTCCTGCGGATCGAGCATGGCGCGGAGGATGCGATGATCGCCGGCCTGGTGCGGACGGCGGAGGCGGCGTGCGAGGCCTTTACGGGCCTGGTGCTGATCGAACGGTCGGCGGCGGAGACGCTGGCGCCGACGCGCGAATGGAAGCGGTTGGGCGCAGCGCCCGTGCGGGCGATTGCGGGCGTGTTCGCGGTTACGGCGGATGGGAGCGAGACCGCGCTTGCGGGCGATGCCTACGCCGTCGACATCGACGCGGCGGGGGACGGCTGGGTGCGGGTGCTGGATGCCGGTGGGGCCAAGCGCGTGCTTGTGCGGTTCACGGTCGGGCTCGCGGCCGATTGGAACCGCGTGCCGGAGCCGTTGCGGCACGGCATCGTCCGGCTGGCGGCGCACCTTTATGGTTCGCGCGGCGCGGACGAGGGGCCGCCCGCGGCGGTGGCGGCCTTGTGGCGCCCGTGGCGGCGGGTGCGGATGGCCTGATGTTCGAGCGGTTGCGGGAGCGGGGGGAGCGGC